CGTTTTTTATAGCTATTAACTTTTTTCCTTTAGAAATATCAAAATGTTCATGGCGGGTACCTTTTTTCTGAATCCATTTTGTTTGAACTCCTATTTTTTCAGCCATTTGAAGAAGTTCTTCTGTAGTATCAGCAACCATATGGCACATAATCATATTTCTATATGGTATGTTAGCACTATCTACATAAACAGTCATTGTTATATATCTTTTTTCTTAAATAAGAAATAACTTGGCCAATTCTCATAATATGGAGGTTTATGATAGTCGACTTCCCATCCTTTAGATCTATATAAAATTTCTACATCTAACCATTTATTATTAAAAATATCTTCTTTTTTAATCTTTTTGTTTTTACGCAAAATACGATCTATAACGTCGCTTTGATAGATTTTAAAAGAATACTTTTTATTATAATTTACTATAATACAATAATTAAATGCTTCGATCACGAAATCAGGAAAAACATTTATGCCTTCTTCAATTTCTTCTGGTGTTACAGGTTCTAACAAAATCTTCATTCCTATTTAAAATATTCACTCATTAATATTAGTTTTCCAATATTCAAAATGTTCATATTCGTTATCAGAGCGCAATGATAAAATATTAAAGGCCGCTAAACAATCTTTCTTTTCTATAACTGTCTTGAATAAAAGAGCTGTTCGATCATCATAATATTCGCCAAATTGCTCAATATCAAATAAATTAAAAGCGGCTAATGGAATTGCATGAACATTTATTGCAACTTCAGTATATTTGTCATATTTACCAGTAAGTTCTAAAATCCATGACGATCCAGCATGTCTTCGTGTTAAATTCCAAATAGTTTGATTACCCCTTTTTCGATGGTATTCTATTTCTTTTAGAACATCATCTACAGTGAAATCCTTTTCATATTCCCAGCGGTCATTAGCTTTTTTAGCTTCCTCAATTGTAGGATATTCATATCCATCCTTTGCTTTATAAGCTTTAAGGACAACTTCTTCAATGCCTTCCATTTTAATTTTCCTTTATAATTGGAATTGCTTGATCAAAAATTACTTCAGTTCTGTTTAGAACTTTGGTAAATATCGGAATATCATTAACTACTTCGACAGATGATCTTTTCACTGGATAATTTGGCTTGTATTTTTTGGGGATAGAATTAAAAGCTGAATTATCAGGAGAAATCTTCCTGGTTACTCTTCTAACAAAAGTTCCTGATTTGAAAAACGCTGGATAATCCTCAAAATTAACATCAGCATCTTTTAATAGTTTTTCCCGAATTTCTTGATCATTGAGGTTTTGTAGACTTTTGTGAGAAAAATGTGCACGTGCAGCCATACTAATAGCATTTCTTCTTGCGTCCTGAACTCTCCAAAGAACAGCATTTGCCGCCTCTGTTTTAGTTGGAACAGCGAATGCTCTTGCATCAAATATCGCAGGACCATAACCCTTATAATCAAAAAGAAACCATGATTTAATTCCATTAAACTTTGCAGTTGCCAATGAGGCTAGAATTGAAACAGTTTTTTGTTCACGGCGATCAAGATAAATTTGACTATTTATTTTATCGGAATATAAAACAAGAGTAATCTCATCAGATTGTGTATATCCAATTATCGCATGAGTTTCCTCAACAAGGAATTTTGTCACTTCCACCATTAGGTCTGACATCCGTTTATCATATGGTCGAGCAAGATCCTTTGTCCACCGACTAAAGCGTTTACCATCGATCCTAACAATTATAGGAAGAAACGGAAGAAACCTTGTATCACTCTCATATGACTTCATTCTGTCGCCAATATCATCATGCATTATTATTAAACCTATCTAGTTAGCAAAAAGCCCATCTGGCTCTGATTCAATTATATCAGCGATTTGATCGAATGATTTACCAAGTCCATCATTTAAATTAGCTAACGATGCGGAATAATTATTATACATTCCAAGTGTATCATTTAATCCCACAACATCCATTACTTCCTTGGAGCATGCAGAAATTGATTTTTCTTCTCCATAAGAAAAAAGATAATTGGTAGGAATATATTCTTTCTCTACTCCTACAATTTCGCAAAGAACACCTAAGCAACAAAATTTATTATTTTTATTTAGAAAACTTTGACCTTGTTCATATTCACCGGATCGAAGTGCTTCAACCCATCTTTTACGGTTAACTTTTTGCATTTCTTTAGTATATTTCATTACCATATCCTATTCATTTGACCATTCATGTATTTTGATAATTTCATTGTTTTACCGTTCTGATGATTTTTAATCATATCATCTTGAAAACGCAATGTAAATGTTTTATCACCTCTCATGCCAGAACCAAAATTATTTCTTTTGATTCCTGATATCTCCTGATGATAGGAGTGATTTAACTGTTGTTCAAGACGCTCCTTAAGAACTCTTTTTGCCTCAGTTAAATTTGATTTTCTTGATCTACCTTGAATTGAAACTTCTATTCCTGTAGAATTATGTTTTAACCTACAGGAATTTTGGTGTTTATTTCTATGCTGTCCACCCTTACCAGTACCGGAAAACCATTCAATTGTTACATCATCAATATCGTAAGTTTTTCCTTTTCTACCCTGTTCTATTACAGAGACAACTACAGTGCTTGTATGAACTCTTCCTCTAGTTTCTGTTGGAGGAACTCTTTGAATTCTATGCCCACCATTTTCAGATAATAAAGATCTATCGCCAATAACCTCTATTGTGTTATCAGTTATTTGATACTTTCAACCTAATTTGTCAAATGTTTTTTGGTATGCGTTAATAAGATCATCAACAAAAAGTTCACTATCTTTTCCGCCTTCTGCAGGCTTAACTTCTACTAGATATTTTTTCATTTGATTTTTCTTTCGTATTTTGGCAAGAGAGTGAGGACTTGAACCCCATTCTGTGGTTTTGGAGACCACCGCTTCACCGTAAAAGCTTCACTCTCACATTGAAATATTTATTAATAATCCTTTAATCTCCAATAATTTGATTGACATTACCGTGTCTATAGTCAGCCCATGGATCATTTCTCCATGTAGTATGATAGGACATAACAGTACTATTTTCATCCTCACTATCATAATGCTCTGGTAACCAATAACCTTCACGAAGAACATGATAATCCGGCTGTTTACTTGCAATATTATCAGGAATTTGATCAAGAAGATTAATCATCTCAACCTGCCATTTCTTAGGCATATAATCAAGCAGTAATCTAGGTAAAACTAAATACGAACAATATGATAAACCAAACCATAAATGAAATGGTCTTTCTTCATTTTCATAATCTTTGGTAAATGAATCTGGTTTACTAATTTTCCAACCGTCTGAAATTTGAAGTGTTCCATCATCTATTGCTCGTTGAATTGCTAACGAAGCATTTTTCTTTTCATACCCGACAAGGACAAGCAACCTGCAAAGAGAGGCAGCATTTGTTGATTCTCCAATTAATTTTAATGAGGCAAGAACTTGATCAGAAGTTGGGATATCTGCACGCTCTGTCCATAAAATTTCATCCATTTGCTTTCTTGTCTCCATTTCTCCTATTTCCATTTCTTGCATTGCTTCGTCTAATTCTTTTTTGGAATAGCCCTGAGGATAAGCTAATTTGTATCTAGCAGACCTATCACTTTTGGACTTTAATTCTTCATGATCTTCCCACGGCATTTTATATCCTTAACGTATCTCTGATTTCTTTTCTAAGACTTTCTTGCCCCTTTTTATAAGAATGGATTTCAATTCTATTGATAATCTCATAAAATACATATGCAGAGTGTGTTGCGGTTAAATCAATAACACAGCCTGGAATATCTTTAAATTCAAAGATAGGAACTTCTTTAGAAGACAGAAAATTTAGTTCTGATTCAAAAATTCCCATCGCGTGTAATGCTTCAAAAATTCTACAATATGCTTTATCTTTATACTTCACAACCGGATTCCTCCAATAATTCATGAATAAGATTTTCAAATTCGATAATATTATCCAGCGATTCTTGCATTTGCTCTAATTTTTCACCAGCAAAAAAATCCTCCAATTTTAAGTATCCACCATCGGTAAGATTATAATAAAACTCGTCGGTTAAGTGTAAAAGATTTTTTAAACGTTTTTTATTTTCTAGAGAAATTTCTTGTTCTTCTTGACAATCAACTGCATCAATTAATTCTTTAAAATTTGGATTATACATTATGATTTTTCCTCTCTAACAATAAATGTCATACAATTTGGGCAAAATTTCTTTTCAGTAAAATCTGGATCCAGCGGTTTACCACACATCAAAGGTTCTTCACCCTTAACTAAATCTCCAATGATATACCTACATCCGTCTATTTCCCATGCTTCAGACATAGGAATTCCTTCAGTGGGTGGCGGAACAAGACCTAATTTTTCATATTTGATTTTTCTTAATTCTTCCAATGATTTTCTTTTGCGTGGTACTTTAAATTTAAAGGTTTTGCCTTTATTTTTAGATGTAACACCTTTACCGCCTGGAAGAATAGGCAGATTAATATTATTCCTATCACAGAAACCTATGATTGAATTTTTGCTTGGTGCTCCAACTGCTTCAGATATTTCTAAAGCAAAAGGAGGCTTTTTCTGTTTTTTGAATTTTTTAATTGTTAACTGTACTAGAGTTTTTTTCTCCAGTACAGTTAAATTTTTCCACTCTTTTTCCATAATATAAAATATCCACTAATTTATAATTCACATGCTCCACCATGACAGGCCTCAGCACTTATTGTGTCTATATCAGTATACTTAATTTCTTTGATATCGTTCGTAAAACTAACTGATTTATAGTTATCTCTTATTTTACACCATTTGTGGAGTAAGTACACATCTTTTAGACAATATTCAGTTGTTTTTAAATTCCCATCAAAATAGGTGTCTGCAAATTTATAAAATCTACGTATCCAATCGGCCTGCGAATCTAATTTTTCCTGTGAATTTTCATCAGAATCATTTTGTGCAGACGAACATGCTTCCCATAAGGTATTGAAAACACTTAGACCATCAACTATTAAACCAGAAGCGAAGAGTGAAGCTTCACCATACATTTCTATAATCTGTTTTTCCGTAAATACTTGTGTAAATGGTGCTTGCGGATAGTCCTTATCACCTGATTCTGATATAAATGAAACACCAGCAAAAAACTCTTTATTTTCAAAAAGATAATCTTTTACTTTATCCCATCTATGTTCTGGAACTACAACAGTATTTGAAATATTATGACGAATTCCTGGCTCTACACAAAGATCTTTATTTGTTCCTGATTCTACCCAATGTTCCTGAGCAAATTTAACTTTTTCGAGAAATTTAGTATCCAACATATCTTTTTTGAAATGAGAATCATTTGAAGATGTTACTGGGAAAGAAATAACAAAATCTCTAGAATTCCATACTGAATCTTCAATCATGTAAGGATTTTGTTTTTTAATTAATTGACCAACCTCTTGATCTTTATTCATTTGCATATTACGTATATATTTAGGAGAATGTTCTGGATGAATTCCCGAAGCAGTACCTAAGAGAACAGACGTGGTGCCAGCAGGTTTAGTGCAAGTCGTTCTGGCAGCTGTGTTAATTCCTAGTAATTTAGCTACTTTTTTATTTGTTTCTTTTACTATTTTTGCTCCATTTTCTAGAACTTCTTTATCAAAAAGAATATTGGGGCTATTCATCCAACCAGTAATAGAAACACCGAGCAATGCTTCTCTTTCAAATATTTTTCTTGTTGTTTCTGAAACAAATTTAAAATCGGTATATCCTGCTTGAATTGTACCCATAATTGAAGCTTCTTCACATATTTGGTAGAATTTTTCTGGTGTATCACAAACAAATCCGTTAATTTCTACTAAATTACATCCCTGAAAACCGGTATCATCTTCATAATGGCCATACATACCAATCTCTACACATGGATTAAATAATGCTTCATATGTATCAGCAAAAATAAATCCTGGTTCACCATATTCTTTAGTATGTTGAAAAAGATTAGAAAATTGCTCTTTTGTTGTTCCGTTTCTCAGAACAAGAGCAGAGTTATTTGATCTACCTCTTTGTGGATTATCAACAAACCAATTTCCAGTTTTTGCCTTCATCATTTCTTCATCGTCAATAGAAAAAATACAAATTGTTGCGGCCCTTCTAACACCTCCTGATAGAACAGCATCAGAGCAATGCATAATAATATCATACGCATTGATTGATTTTAGTTTCTTTTGACCCTTTAAGATTAACCCCTGTAAAAGAAATTCTACATGGTCAAGCGCTTTACGAAGAGGGTCTGGACCAGGAGCTTTAAATCCTCCTGAAATTTTAGATCCCTTAGGCCTTATTTTAGAAAGATCAAAATAAACTTTGCGCCCTTCATATTCAGGGTGTTTTCCGCCACCAACAAAATATGATGATAATAGAACGTCCAAGCATTGTGCCCATCCTTCAATAGAATCAGGAGCAACAAATGTTTTGGGTTGTTTATTTCTAGCAGCAATTTCGGGTAATTTATCAATATGGTGTTTTTGAACAGAAAAGCCTACACCAGAGCCACACAAAGAAACCCAGAAGATCTCACCAAATCTTTCTGGGCTATCAAGATAGCAAGAAGTGCAATTGTACATTCTCATATTATTTTTTAAAATTTGATCACCACCAAATTGAAGAGCTCTCTGTGCTCCTAGATATCTTTTAGCTTTATAACCATCCTCAGCCTTTTGGAAAAATTCCTGAAGTTTAGTATTATCCTTAAGCTTATCATCATATTTCATTTTATGCATTTTCATTACACGATCAACTGCTTCATCCCATGTTTCATAACGGCCTTTTTCGTCGTCCCAACGGGAATATGCTTCATAAAATTTTGCTTCAGACATAAGCGAACGTGTATTGAATTCTTGCATTCAATTATCCTTTTTATTTTTATAAATTTGATTTGGTAGAAATATTTTTTGTGCTAAAAAAATACTCGTGTTTTTTGTTGAGCATTTTTTTAAAACTTTTTTCAAACATTAGATAATCTTCTATTATTTGGTTTTTCCCCAATTGGTAGAAGAGTGTGTATATATTATTAATAGTAACGGCAAAAACTCTTTTATCAATAAATTCTATTTTTATATCATCTTCTTCTTTAGAAGAAAAATCGAGATTTATCGTTTTCATATCTGTTTTTGCCATTTTTGTAATTGTATTTTTGCTTTTAATCCTGAATAGATATTGTTTTCAATAATATTCTGAATAACAGAAGGAGAATATCCCTCATTGAGGACTAAGTCATTGATATCTTTAGATTTTATTTTAGAAGGCCATACAAAAATAGGATGGCCCCTGTCTATATATTTATGATATTTTGAAACTATATCTTGATTATGGCGCTCATTATCAAGCACAACAATATATGACACATCAAGATTTCCATCAGAACCCCCAAAGGATATGGCATTATCTAAAAATAGGCTATCAATAGGGCCTTCAGTACAATAAATTGGTTTGTTAAAGTCAATATATTCAATACCATAGATCTTGTGAAATGATTTGTCAAACATGACAGATATATATCTCATATATTCATCATCTATTGCTCTAGAATTCAGACCAAAACATGTTTTCATTACATCTCTGAAAGGAAACACTATTCGTTTATGATCTGTTAACAGTCTGTTTTCTGAAAATTTATTTGGAAGAATAGTATTAACATACCGATAAAATTCAGAAGTATAATAAATTCTATCCCATTTTTCTTCTGGAATTTTACGGCTTTTAATATATTTCAGACATTGGTTATCGTACTTAGCAAGATCCAATCCATTCATAGGATTGATTGAATCATTAACTTCTTGTTTATTTTCTTCTGGAAGATCTTGTTTATTAACTGAACCAAACTTTTTCTCATACAAATATTCTGAAAAAAGTGAGGGGAAATATAACTTTAAATAAGTATCAAATCTATATGAAGCACCACAATTAAAACAATTATAAAAAAGAGTATAGTCCCTTTGATAAAAGGAACCACGCCTTTTAGTTTTGCTTTTCTGAGAATCACCACAAATATTACAACGGCATGAAGCAGATAAAGGGTTGGTGTTATGTAGAGAAAATCTCTCTAATAACGGTCCAACCCTTGAAACAAATTGTATTTGTAATATTAAATTATCTAAACTGTCTAGATTATTGTTCATATAACATATAATTTATCACATTATTGTTCTTCTTGTACATCACCGTTTTCTACTAAATTACTAATATTGTCAACAATAACTCCTAGACCATCACGAACATTCTGATTCACTTCTTCCACGGTATCTGTAAACACTTCAGATGCGTCATTTACAGAATTATTAATCGAATATGATGAATAAGCAACATAACCCAAGAAAAATATAATTAATAAAACTCCAAGAAAAATAGCAGCGGATTTAAATTGTTTCATCGGTTTGTTTCCTTTTATAATTTTCGTACCAAAAACGGTATCTATGGTTTGGATCATTAAATACTGCAACGGAATAAGCATTGTCGTAATGCTTGGAAGCAGCCCTTAAAGTTTTACCTGATTTTACTACTGTATCAATAACCAATACATCATCGTGCCCCAATAATTGTTTATAGGGAATGAAATTCAATTTAGTAAAATATGAGGTATAAACAGAAGCTATGGCACCGGATCTTCCCGGGCCAGTTACAAATTTATAATGATTAAAAATATATGAATTTCTATTATGATCAAAGGTAGTTTGAAGATTATACAAACATTTTCTTAATTCGTTTTCAAAACTTTGATTTGATATTAAATAAGCCATTGTTCAATCCTATTTGCTTACTCTCCAGCGAGTCACTAGTTGAACTTTTCTAAGATCTATTTTTGCCGTTCGTCTAGTCGTCGCAATAATAGATAATGGCACTCCCTGCAGGATTCGAACCTGCGACCCCCTGATTAGAAGTCAGGTGCTCTATCCAACTGAGCTAAGGAAGTATATTGTATTAGGTTTCCTCACATTCATAAGCTATATCTTCATAAACAACAGGCTTATATTCAGTACAGTTTACAAAATTTATTTCATTTCTAACATAATATAAAGAATGTGCTTCATCCATTCTTTTTACTAAAGTTCCATTACAATTTACATCAAGCAAATTACTATTTTCAGCCCATTCAAGTGCGCATGAATTATGAATTCTAACCACCTCACGATCAATAAGAGATACTGTAGTAACCATTTGGCCCAAAAATATTAGAAATGTAACAAAGAAAATAAGTGCAATTACTTCCCATTGGAAAAAAATGTATTTCATTTCAATCTTTTTAAAAAAATTATTTGTCATTTGAAATCTCCATAATAGGGCAATATTTATTTTTCACTTCTTTATAAAAATTGAAAAGGCTTCTAAATGTGTTACTTTCTTTAGGGGTAACATCAATGATTTCTGATTCTACCTTACGATTTTTTAAATATTTTATCAGATAACCATATAAAACACCAATAAAAAGTGCTAAAATAAAAGGAACATAAAAAAGAAGAGAAAGGCCACCAGTATAAAAAATTTGATGAATCAACACATAATAAACCCAAGCAAAAAAGAATAAATAAATTCCAATTCGTACTGGTAACCATAAGAGTATTGATCTCATATAAGAGCAAAGATCAACGAATTGCATATTATTGATTTGTCTTTTTCTATAATCTAGATCATCAAAGAAACACCCAATTAAATATTCACTAAAAGTATATAATTTAAAATGCCACGAGTTTTTATTAATTTTCATTAGAATGTTCCTTATCTTTTTTGATTCCTATATTATCAATTATATTAGAGTTATACACAATTATATCAAATCCCTCTAAATCGAGTTCTTCTCGGTTTTTTCCTTTATTTAAGAAAGCTTTAGTATGTTCATCAAAATAAATAGAGATAAAATCACCATGAAATTGATAACTAGCCTTTTCATAGGTTAAATCTTCGCCGTTTTTAAATGATATTGATAAAGAATATTTCATAATATAACTTTCATATTATTGGAGCGGGTAATCAGGATCGAACTGATACTTACAGCTTGGAAGGCTGCGGCACTACCATTATACTATACCCGCAATCATGTAAACATATTTATTTTTTGGATCTTTTAGATGAATAAACTTTCCATCCTTTAAATTTGCCGCTTTTTATAGTATTTCTTTTTTTATTTCTAATTTCATAGAATCTTTTTAAAAGCTTCTCATCTAAATTATTATCAGAAATTAATTTTGAAAGACTTATTTTAGAATAAAAAATTTTATTGTTCGGCGAAACAATTTTCCATCTAAATTTTGATTTTATATTTTTGCCCTTATTACGGGAACATTCTATTTTATACTTTTTAAATTCTTCCCGTACAAGTTTTTTATGATTTTTATCAAATGTTTCATTTTTTATTTCTGAAACACGCTCTAATCTATATCCGGCAAATCTACCTTTCAAAAAACAATATCGAGAGCTTCTAACAAACCCGTGAAACCAAACAACATTTGCTTTATTAAAATTATTTTCAGCTAACCAATTTGTTAAACCATAGTCTACATATTCTATATTACCCTCGGGGTCTGTTATTTTAAATAATTTATAATGACCGCCCGGATAAGTTTTCTTTTTTATTTTCGAATAAACCGTCATATTGTACTTTTTCCATTATTATATAATTCGTTGTAATCCCGTAGGATCTACATTACCTCTACCACCGCCGGCATTATTTTGTACACCCCCAGTATAACTTATTGAGTTATATGTTTGATACGCATATTCTAATCTTAGCCGAAAATTTCTGTGAGAACGATTGATTCTACCATTTTGCCATTCTTCTGCTCTTTCAAAAGAAGCAAATCCAGCAGTAGCATCTGGAATATTTGTAGAATTTAACCACCGGGCCTTTGCCCTTGCCTCTGTATTATTTAACTCCCACCACATAAAGTCAAGCTGTTCATCTAATCTACGTGTTCTTCCATATCTTCTAAAGAGTTCTGCTCTTCTTGAACCTAACCATTGGCATATTCCCCAAGCTCTTCCTCTATAACCACCGACAACGGTGGGGTCAATTCCTGGAGTTTCTAAAAGAAGAACCCCTATCATACCACTAATTACAATATGTTTATCGCCGGTATAACCTTCTTCAGTTAGTTTATCCCAAACATAATTATAGACGCGCTCTGTGTTGTTTGTGCCGGTTAAATTTAATGTTCCACCTGTACTAACACCGGGTGAAGAATCATCGCTCTGAGAGGATCCTGGTTGACCCACAAAGGCGCCAGATTCATGAGCATATGTTGACATTGAATAGCTTGTTCCCTGAAAAGAACCAAGAACAAACGGTTGAGCGTGTGTTTTATCGAAAGAAAAACCAATAACCCAGGAATCTACCTGCAAATCATGAGCAGACATACCACCACCTACCTGACCGCCTATTGTAGGATAAATTACCTGAGCTAATGGAAGATCGTGAGAATCAACCTCTGATTCTTCTAAGGGGTGAACACCAAAGATTCTGACTTTAACAAATGTTTCATCTACAATTTCTTTTACAACACCTACCCAATATAAAACATTTTCTCCGTAAAAATTCATTAATGCCGTTCTAATTTATATCTTTTGGTGATTTTTAAATCGTATTTTGATAATTCAGGAAAAGTATCAGAATGGTATTTTTCTATAAAATCTAACGTTTCTTGTATTACAAATATATTTGTAATATATGATTTAAAATTTATAACACCGTTTTTACTTATTAAGGCTTCTTCAAATTCCTGATAACCGTTAGTGATTCTTGTTTTGTTGTGACTTTGTGAATAATCATTATACGGATCAAATTTATATCTCTGTGCCAACTTTCTTTGATCAACCTCAAATATAACAGGATAGGTATATCCGGCAAAATATGTGGCTAAACGAGGATTACGAGTAAAGGAAATGGCATTTCGATTTCTTTTACCACTTCTACCAGGTTTTAAATGATTTTCAGTAAGTATTTTCTCTGCAGCATGAATATTCGTAGTATGATATAATAAAGAATCTCTACCCTCTAAAAGATAATGTTTAAAGTTTTGCAAGTTCATCGCGTTGCTTTTTAAAAACTTCATTCATAATATCTTCCATTTTGTCTTTTGTCTCTTTATCCATTGTTCTAGTTATATCAACTATTTTAGAAAGATCACCGGATTTAAAAGCTTTCAAAATAGAGGAAACTTCTTTTTTATCTTGATTCATTCTTTTTGCAATTTCATTATTACGCTTAA